CGGTATTGATTGTTTGTTGTAATTTTCATGTTATTTGTTGGTTAATTTAAAGTATGCTTTCCCAATGTGCCAAGTTTCCAAATAATAGCAAATAAAAAAGTGCAATCGTGATAGGTAAGCGGTCTGTAGCTTGCTTGATGGTGTTGTTTTGATCGTTAAGTATTGCCGTAAGTTGTTGATGTTGTTAGACTTGGCGAGATTGATTTGATAAGATTGCGATAGGTAAGCGGTTCGGAGTAGGTAATGATGGCGTAAGTTGTAAGTAGGTTGGAGTTGAGATTGAGACTCAGTTGAGACTTGAACTAAGAAAGCGAAAAGCAAATAGAAGAGTAAACGCAAACTACTTGCATTAAGCGAACCAATGACAACGCGGTCCATACTTACACCAATTAAACTAACTACATAGATATTTAGTAGGTAGATTGTTAGGCTTGTCTGGTAATTATATAATAAAACAGCAATAATACTTATGCATTTAAACTAACAGCCTGCTTTACTCGTGTATTTAGTTCAGACTATAAGCATTATGTCCAATAGACTTGCAATAGGTTAACTTTTTAACTGTATGAAGTAATACCCCCTCCCTATAAAAACTTGCGGGTACACGCGGGGGTAATTAAACGCGGGCGTATATAGCGTAAGCCTCTCACATTTTTTCTTCTAAACCTTTCGCCAAGCGTGTCTCTTATGTGCTACGTTGTACGTTATATGCTAAGAGCAACCTTTACTGAACTCGACCCGATACCTATAGCTGACGACCCTTCGGTCCCACTGTACGCATGGGAGACCGTCTTCTGGATTTAGAAGAGTGGCGATAGATCGTCCGTATCATCTTCTACTACATCATCGCTTGAGAAGATAACATCATCTGTTTCAGTCAGTACAGACAGTTTAGCGAAGTCTAAGCTACCCGCTATAGTGTAGTCGTTAAGATCGTATTCACTTTTGAACCTATGTATAAGTTTGAATAGCTCGTACTGGAAGGTGTCTGTCTGTTCGTTTATATCCATAACAGCTGTACTATAACAAAAGTTGAGAGCTTCTACTAGGTTATAAGTAACTTACTTTTTCTCCTTACTGATTTACGATTAGGTGTTGACAACATTCCTTCGGCTTGAGAAAGTTATAATCAACGCTTTACTGCTGTACTACGTTTACGTTTAAAGTTACGTTTAGAAAGCTATAGCTACAAGAGTTTACATCCATAAGTTATTACTTCTATTGTTGTTGTTAGTTTTATGGAAGCTTTCCGTGAACGTTTGAAGTTCATTATGTAGTAACTCTTGTTTACGATCTAACATACTTTGATCTACATCGTTAGCCATCTGTTCAACCCAATAAGCTATAGCTATAGATAGAGCGTCTAAACGGTCATCATGAACTAAGCTTCCTCTATCTCTTGTTATTCTAGATAGCTGATAAAATAACATGTATCTAGTTTGTTGTTCTATAGGATATGTAAGAGCTGATTTATAATCATATGTTATAACCTTTGGATCAACAATAAGCTTATGACTATTTAGAACGGGTTCTAAGGTATCGACTATACGTAACTCCTTTTGTTTGTTATGACGTACCTCTTCTATAGTTACAGGATAGGTTGTTCTAAATAGCGGCTTTATAAGCTCCATAAACATACCATCTCCAAAGTTAGATTCTATAACTACTTTATTAACTTTGTTATCTTTAGCTATAGCTACTAGATGCTTTAAAGTCTTCTCATCGTAACCTCCACGAATACCTCCGGCATCTGGTACGTACAGTTGACCGTTAAGCATCTTAACAACTGCGTATCCAGTTTCATCCTTACCACGTCCTGAGGGGTCAATGGAGAGTACAGAACCAGTATAAGGTATCATATCACCTACAGTGTTAGAAGGTCGTCTATAACGGTCACCACTAAGTCCTACATTAGGTAACTCTCTATCTGTGTTATCATCGTCACTAGACCACACTACTTTTTCAGGAGCTAAGTCTACATCTACATCCATGATAATAAGATCGTTAATCTTTAACGGGTATCTATCAGCATCAGATAGCTTCGGATTGAGCATGAACTGTAAAGCATAGCCTGTACGTCCGTAGGACATCTTACGTTCTTCTAGGTCTAAGTCAGAGAATCTAAGAGGTTCTGTTGTAGTACCTATAGTGTCTTCGTCTATAGCGTCCGCTAGAAGGGGTGCTAGATCGCCTGCATAGTTGTAGGCAGCTTCTTTAGCGTTAGGATACTCAGAAGGCCATATACGAGCGTTGTAGCCTCTGTCTCGCAGTTTGTTATAGATAGAGTCTTCACACTGTGGAGTACCTAGGAAGAGGATACGAGAGGTGTCTAAGGGTTTAAGGATAGCTTCAAACTCTTTTACTTGTTCGTCTAGCTTGTCACGCATACCTTGAGTAGCTGAGTTGTTAGGAACTTCTACGTCATCTGCTACGATTATATCAGCACGAGAACCTGTAAGCTGTGATGTTATACCTAACGACTTAACGGAGGGAGCGTGAGCTGCCGGAGCTGGACCTACATCAAAAGCTATCTTAGAGAAGCGTTGGTTCTCAGAGGGTTTTAATCCTTGAAGAATAGGAATCTCTTGAATGATCCTCAAGGTAAACGTAGAGAAGTCATCTGATCTATTCTTACTGGCAGATACAACAAGTATGTTCTTGGAGGGGTCTAGCAGTAGTTGATGTACTACATAAGCACTACACACCCAAGACTTACCCACACCACGGAACGCCATGATTAACGATCTCTTAGGACCGTGTTGCATGTACTCCGCTATATCGTATTGAAGCGGTGTAGGGTCTGGTAGGTTAAGGTGTTTCCAAACTAGGTATAGAAAGTTTCTAAAGTCCTTGAGCTTGGGTGGTATCTCGATGTTGTTCTTCTTCAAATGGTAATGCTTCTATCTGACTGTTTAACGCTTGTAAGGGTGTCCCTAGACCACTGTCCATAGTAACATTGTTATCTTTAAGGAACTGACGAGCACCGTTAAGTAGAGCAGCGTTGTACTCTCCGTGATCGTCCATGAGGTCTATACTGTTCCTGTATGCGTCTGCTATCTTGTCGTGCAGCTTACTTCCTTCTTTGTGACTCAGCATATTGTTATAGTAATAAAGCTTGTTATCTTTGTAAACAAAAAGAGGCAGCTCCTAAGAACCACCCCTTTAATGTGTATGATATGAGTAAACTTCTATCTATTCCTCTCTCGGTATTTCTTCACTGTGATCACCTAGTCCGTTCATATTATTGAGTATTCTAGTGATCCATGTGTTCAAAAGAGCGGATGAGCTGACACCGAGTTTATTAGCGATGCCAGCCACATCCTTCTTCTGTGACCGTTTGAGACGAAAAGATATAGATGACGTATCACCTTTTTTCTCTTTCGTGCTCATCTGGTGTTATATTAATTCAATTAGGCCATTGCAGCTGTAAAGTCAGCCAATGATCCAAGATTGTTACCGTCTCCAAGAACAACGTCGTTTGCTTTAACGTCAATCAAGGAAGCACTTGAGTCGTCTCCAGTGATGTCAGTTGAGGAAGCAGCAGCCGAGGTTTTGTAGAACGCAAACTTATCGATACCTTCGTCGTATACAGCAGCGATGTTTCCACCGTCTCCAGTACCACGCTCAATGATAAGACCAGCGTCGTTTGAGTTGTTAGTTGAACCAGCAGCACCATCGTTGATCAAAAGAATAGAATCCTTGATCTCGGAGTTAGTGGTCTGAACGGAAGTAGTTGTACCGTTAACAGTTAAGTTACCGCTAAGTACAAGGTTAGTTCCGCTTACGTCGCCGGTAAAAGCAGCACCAGCAAGGTTAGCTTTGGCAGCGTCAAGAGCAGATTCAGCAGCACGTGCAGTCGAAGCTTCAGAGTCAATGTTAGACTGAAGAGTCGTGTCAGCAGAAGCTCTAGCAGTAGCCTCACCAGAAACAGCAGTAATACGTGCAGTTTCTTCGGCGTCGATGTTGGACTGTAAGGTTGTATCAGCGGATGCTCTAGCAGTTGCTTCGTCAGATATGTTTGTTTGAAGTGTGGAGTCAGCAGCTTGACGGGCACTCTCTTCGGAATCAATGTTACCTTGAAGGGTGGTATCAGCAGCGGCTCTTGAGGAAGCTTCACTTGTGATGTTGCTTTGAAGAGTTGTGTCGGCAGATGCACGAGCTGTTTCTTCAGCGTCAATCTCAGCTTGTAAAGCGGAATCAGCAGAGGCACGTGAGCTAGCTTCAGAAGCGATAGCGTCAGCGTTAGTTTTGATTTGTCCGTCAAGAGCTTCGTCGGCTCCAACCAATGTAGTTACCGAAGTAATGTAGTTAGTGGAGGAGTTAGCGGAGTACGAACCACCAGCAGCAAGACCAGCACCACTTTGAGTAGCGTCTAGTTCGGACTGAATAGCGGAGTCAGCGGATGCTCTGCTGCTTGCTTCACTGTCAATATTACCTTGTAAGGTAGAGTCAGCAGACGAGCGGCTTGAAGCCTCACTGTCGATGTTAGCTTGAAGGGTCGAATCGGCACTTGAACGGCTAGAAGCTTCAGCAGTGATGTTCGACTGGAGAGTAGCCTCAGCGGCTAACGCTCTTGTTTCTTCTGCTGCAATAGCAGATTTAGTCGATTGACCGATTTGATAGAATATGGATGATGTATCTGGCATATTAGTATGTGTTTAGTTAGTGATTATAAAAAAATCAATGTGTTAAGCAGTACCGTCTGAAGCAAGTTCCGTCCAAGCAGAACCGTTCCAAATGATAACTTTATTAGTGTCCGTCTCAAAGTATACTTTACCTGCAACAGGTGAAGCGGGACGGGTGGATGATGTTACTAAGTCTAGTTTAGCCATGTCTTATAGTTCCTCCTCTGGTGCTGTCCAAGCTTCTCCTGATAATACAGTAAGCATAGCTGAGTAACTCAGTGTGTCTTTACCGTACAAGCAACGAGGTTTAGGGCCTTCGTATTTAACAAAGGTCTCATCCCCCGCTACGTTGTATCTTAGTGTATCTGATGAAGTCTCAAGCACGTCTTCAAAGTTGACGGATGAAACATCAGCAGAGTTAATTATTACATATTGTCTATCGCTCATAATTTTTAAGGAGTTTCGCTTACGAAAGTAGGACCGTTTACTAAGGTTATATTATTGCTTCCAACATTATCAGAAACTGTAGGTGAACTATCTCCGTCTCCGAATCTCCACCAATGTGTAAGTCCTGAGATAGAAGACAGGTCGATAGCTTTATCTCCCGAATCTCCGCCAGAATTATATATCGATGTTATATCAGAAGAGCTAAGAGTTGTTCCAGTCCACAGACCTATCTCATCCACCTTTCCATCGAAGTAATAATAAGTATGCGTACGGAAAAACGTACCTATCGACCAATCGCCATCAGCTTTTGTGCCTCCTTGTTGGGTTCCGTTAATGTATAATTTTAAATCAGTTCCATCACCCGTTACGGCTAAGTGATGCCAAGCCCCTGTTGTTAAAGACGGAACGCTAAATGTGTGGAGTGTAGTACCCGCTCTAAATCTAATGCTACCAGCGTTAAGAATAAACCACCCTTGCGACGAGTAGTGTGAAGCACCAACGGGAGAAAATATAGTCCTAGTGGCTACACTATCAAAATAGAACCAACCTGAAATACTTTTATTACCTGATATAGAGTACGTTGAACCTATTGTAGCATAGTCGTTTGTACCATCTAAAGATAAGCTGTAGTCGTTACTGAAGCTTGCACTAGCCTCATTAGCAAAACCTCTCCACACTCCACTATCGTATACAACAATAGAACCAGCGTCTGTGCTTCCCTCCTTCTTTAGGTACATCTCGCCATTTTTAGCGAGACCGTTAGTAACTAGCGAAGATTGCTCACTGTCGTCAATTAATGTAATATCACTCATATCTTATTAGCTGTTGTTAAAGATTTGCCAATCACTGCCGTCAAATACATAAAGCTTTGTAGAGTCGCTTCCGTACATGATCGTTCCTGTGTCGTCGCTAGTTCTAGCCGTTATGTTTGAAGCTGTGTCTACAGAAGGAGCAACGGTCTCTTGAGGGAAGCCGAGTATAGACTTTAAGAAGTCTGTAACTGCGTCCGTCTTGTTTACCTTTTCGTCCAACTTCGACTTAACAGTTGTTCCTATTTGTTGAAGTATATTAGCCATTGTTTGTAATTTTTATGTTAGTGGTTATTGATTGTCAAAACTATTAAGAAGATACCCATCCTGACTCAGTAAATACATACAATTTATTAGTATCAGTGGCAAAAGCCATAGTTCCTAAATCATCGCCTGTCCTTGCTTGTATATTACTTTCGGTGTCTAAAATTGCCTTACTCGTACTAGTAAGAGATATTAGTAAATTTCTAACACTTTGTCCCATTTGATACCATACACTCATATCTTGTTTTGCTTAATTGGTTAACTGTGACACTTGTTAGTAAATCACGGATCACCTGTCAAGCCTTCAATAAATTCATCATAATCACCAACCTCTTCTTCACGAGCATCTAAGAAGTAAGGCAATGAGTTCCACGCTGTAGTACCGTCACCTATCTTAATACGGTTGCGGTATGTGTCTAACTCAATAGCTACCTCACCCTCTAAAAGAACAGGATTCTGTGATGTCCATTCAGTACGAGTTCCTCTTCTTAATTGTATACGTTTGGTAAAGCTAGGCATCAGGTTGTCCTCCGTCAAATATATCAGTATCTTCTAAAACTGGTCCACCTCCGTCAATAGTAACAAAGAATGGATCACTCTCTAAGGATGTTACTTTAGTTTGCAAGTTGTCGGCTTTCTCTTTGTTCTCTGTAGCTACCGCCGACGAAGAAGCAGCAATCGTTCGTTGTTGAAACGATAAGGGGTTAGGACGAACAACAGGTCTTCTAGCAGGTCTAGCCATCTGTTAACACTTCCACCTACGCAACGCTAAAGCTTTACGGGTAGGACGACCTTTACTGTCTTTCATAGGTCCCTTGTTACCACTCATACGAGCACAGAAGGAACGCTTACGAGGACCACCGCCGGGCTGAGGAGCTTTAAGTTTAGAGCCAGTAGCTCTGTTATACTTAGCTCTACCCTTTGCAGTGAGTCCGCCCTTCTTGCTTTTCTCACCTCTACCTATCGACAACGATACGCTCACTTCTTCTTCTTCGGAAACCCACGCTTCATATTAGCGTACGCTTTAGGAGTAATGGTTGACTTCTTCTTGCTACGGCTGATGCCTAAGCTCTTACGTTTGTTAATGTTTTTATATAAGCTCATCGTTTATTTCCTTACTAATATTTCCATCATGCGGTCTAGTTTGTTGTGCATCTCTTGGATAGCAGTCTCAACTTTACCTATTCTATTTTCAACGGCTGCGTCTCGTTCTCGTTGTGCTGCCAGTTCTACTTCTATCTTTGTAAGTCGTTTATCTCCAATGTCTAAGCGTTCTATCATACGTTTTATAATCCACCCGATCACGCCAAGAGTGACTACAAGGACGGTGTTAAGAAGACTAGGAAGGGAGTCAATCATCGCTTATGTTTTAATGATGTAGTTAAGGATCATTGTGGGTTGGACATTGGGGTGTGCGGAGTCTCCTCCAGTCTCACTTGATAGGCCTACGTTTGCTATAGGATTCGCAGAAGGTGCTTTCATTAGGTAACTAGAATCACCACCGAAACTTGTAGAAAAAGATGCTGAATTAGTAGCAGTCACACCATTCCCACTATTTCCCGCAGCATTATTAAGAGTAAGGTGATCGTGTGCTGGTAACTCTGTTTCAAGAAGCGTGTGTTCTTTAACGCCTCCTTCGTCACCTACAGCGTCTGCACCGCTTAATAAGCTCCCGCCCATACCCGCAATAACTCGTCCTTGTAAGTCAGGCACTCTAAAGTGGTTAGCTGTTTCTCCACCTGTGTTGTAAGTAGTGCTTAAGACCGCAAATAAACTAGCTTCTGTAGTTTCATCATACTCTGCACCATCGCATAATACGTAACCCGTAGGAGCAGCACTTCCAGCAAAAGCAGAAACGGTTCCAGTAGGTACGGGATCAGTTGGTGTTGGTATAGTAGGTTTATTCAGAATGAAAGCATCGCTATTAGTGTCTGCCTCACTCCAGTTGGATTGTACGTTTACCTCAGCACCGTCCGCTACGTTTAATAATGTTCGTGCTTCAGTAGCTGTAAGTTCCTGTACGTCGGAGTCCGCACCGTTGTCATTACCTAACAGTACGTTATTACCTACTGAGTTTTGTATCTTAGCGTAAGTAACAGAACCGTCAGGTATAGAACCTCCCACAACACCAGCAACCGTATCATCTACGTAGTTCTTAGTAGCAGCGTCTTGATCGGCTGTAGGATCAGCAACATTAACTATCTTTTTATTTAGTGCGTCGAATGAACCATCTGACCCAGCTTTTACTCGTAGTGATATATCATTCTGTTCAGCACTCTCTTCAGCTAGATAACGATTGTGCAAGTAAGCTCTGTCTAGTTCGGACTCCGTAAGTACAGAACCGTTTTGAAAGTCTACGAGGTCAGTCTCTGGTGCTGAGATGCGACGTACTCTTACAATCTCTCCGCCTGTTGCAGCTGCATTAAGTACAATCCTTTTACTAGGAGATGTTACTACTGTGTAATCTTGATCCGCACCTATAGTCTTCTTTACGCCGTCTACAAACACAGCAACGTGTTCGTCCTCAAGGTAGTCAAAGTTAAACAAGAACTCGGTCTGTGAAGCTGTCGCTGTATAGTCTACGAAAGTTATAGCCATGATGATATATATTATTAATTATTGAGAGAGAAGAGCAAGTCCTTAGTCAGTTTGAGAAGATTTCTAATATAGATATAGGTCGTCCTGTTTCATCTGCTTTTAGCTCAAGGCTTTCTATGATATCAAACAATGGTACATCTTCTTTATTTATGAAGTCATCAAGTACTGAAGGGTCTTTTAACATATCCTTCTGAGTTTGTTTATAAAATTTCTGTAATAAAGAACTTAAATCTACTAAGCCCTCATTAACAAGAACATCAGGATTAGTTTCACTAGCTATAAACCCTTTATCAAACTTTTTATTCCAACGGTTGTTATAGATTAAATCATATATAGCATCTTCTAGGTATTGTTTTTTACCTCTTATTCTAACTTGAGTGTCCCTTAGTCTTCTATCAAAGGCGTATGAGAGCGTCATCCCCTCAGAGTTTCTAAACTCAGTCATGCGGATTCCGGGATAAAGGGTGGCAGGTTTACGTCTTATGTTGGCGTGTGTATCTGCTGCTACTATCTTTTCAAAATCTGATCGTTGTTTCTGTCTTCTAGGTGCTTGTCTTACTATAGCTTCAGTAACCCAAGTTTTATTAGAAACTAAATCGTTACCTAGTAAATCTGTCTTTTTATTTAACGGAGCTATACCTAATACAGAATACATAACTCTATCATAAAACGTACCTCCCCTTAAATCTGCTATAGCTGCGTCTCCTTCTGCCTCGTATGCTTGTACGATTTTTCTAGCTTGAGCAGGTACTGGTACATAACTAGCTACTAATCGAGTAAACGCAGATGTAAGAACCTCACCTTCTCCTCCTACTATTTCCTCAAAGTTCTTAACACCTTCAGCAAGAGGCATAGCCTTAGATAACTGTATCAAGGATTGCTTCAATACCGACCATCTATTTTGGTCTTTAGTTAAAATCTTTATACCTTCCCTCTCTTCTATTTCCTTCACTCTCTCAAACGCAGCCCAGTCCGCCATAAAAGCAAGAGGGAACGACCAAGGCAAAGCAGCTGAGTAGTCGCTACCAAACGCTTTGAATGATTCCATCCCCGTCTTCTGTCTCTGATCGACTGTCATCCAAGCTAAAGAACCAGTAACACTACCACTAGTAGCTCCAAGATAACCAATAGCACCTATAGCTGTAGCAATTAAAGCATCTGTAAGTAATTCATTGTTATACTTAGCTCTACGAACAAAAGCGTTTTTAAGTCTGTCATCTAATAAATTAAACTCTTCTTGGAAACTTGCTTTCGCTGCGGCATCTAAATCTGGTTTAGCAAGTTGCTTACTGACAACATCCATCTCAAGTTCAAGGTTTCGTATGATCTTGTTATATGGGTTTGAGGTCTCACCTATGCGTTTAGGTAACTCAAAAGGGGAAACTTCTAGTAAACCTAGTGAACGTTTAGCAGGTGCAGCAACAAGCCTAGCTCCTCGGTATACAGCTCTGATCGGAACACCGATATAGGGTAAGAAAGCATTTATACTGAAACCTAGCAAACCGTCGTCATTGCTTAGGTCTTTAAGATTATTAATAAGTTTCTCTGAAGAATTAACATAAACATCTTCTAGGTCATCTGTATTACCCGCGAATAACAATTCTTCACGCACTTGGTTAACTTCGTCCATGAACTCGTGTGTATCGTTTAACACCTCAAGTCCGTCGCTATCTACCCAAGCTGAGTTATATAATTCCTCTGCTTTCTGCTTCTGTTTAGCAGTGTCGTTAGGGAACTCTAGTAACGCTTTTTTATTAGACTCTGAGTATATCCTAGATTTAATAATCTGCCTTTTAAACACGTCATCTACCGTCTGTATACCACGAACGCCTAAAGATAAAATTTGATGAAACTTACCCATGATAACAAAATCTCCTAGAGACTTAGCTACATTATCTACGGATTCCGCTCTCCTTTTAGCATCTCTAGCGGCTTTAGCTATCAATCCATGCTCCCCCCTTGGTAATCCTACCGTACTTATTTCATCTGATAATCGCCCCGCACGTCTATCTGTAGCACTTATGTTTTCTGCGAATGTACGACGCATCGATTCACCTAGTCCGTTTAAATCGGTCAACATCTTGAAGGCACTGGCGGCTTCTATCTGTGCCATCTTATTAGCTATAGGCATTCCTTGTGGTAAACTGGATAACCAAGTAGCGGGTATCCTAAAGAACTGTTTAAATCCTGCACCTATACCTGTAGGAACACCAGCAAACACGGAAGGCAGTTGATCAATCAAAGCCATCTGTCTAGCTTGCTTAACTCCTCTTATAAATTTAGTACCTTTAGTAGCTACATCTGCCTCTAACGCCGCAAAGAATGCTTGCTCCATGTCTCCATACAACCTAGCATTCTGTTTCTCTTTAGCTTCTTTTACTACAGTTTTGTCTAAGTCAGACAACTTCTGCTTCATTCTTTTCTTAGAGTCTGAAATCTTTTTCTGAAGTTCTTTAACTTTACTAGGTTTAGTTGGTCCTTTTGGTTTAGGTGTTACTTCAGTCCTCAACTCAGATATAACACTCCTAGCTTCTATATCAGCAACTCTAGCTAGATTAGCTTCCAACTGTTCTATTTTAGCTACTTCAGCTTCTACTTCTTTATAATACTTAATGCGATCTTCTAAATCTTTTTGCTTAGGGTCTTTAGGTTTTTTCTTTTTAACTTTAGCGGCAGCCTCTTCTAGTGCTATATCATCACCAAACCTAGTTCTTAGTTCGTCTAGTTCTTTTTGAAGTTTTGTTAGTTTAGTTTGTACGGCTTTCTTTAAACGTTCTGCTTTTTGAAGTTCTGTTACTTCTTTCTTTTTCCTAGCCTTAGCTCTGCGTGTAACCTTTTTATCTATAGCTTTACCCGCTTCTTTAATCCGGGGTTTTATTTTAACAAAGTCATCAAATAAATTTTTTATGTCAGCATCTTCCGCTATAACAGTCCTACCTAATTTAGCTTCAAGACTTATCTCTAACTTACCTAACGCAGCATCTTCCAAACGAGAACGATAACTATACTTAGATAACCATCTGTACTTATCTGCATCTCTACGTGCTGCTTGTAATATACGACCCCCTGTAGTTTCAACTATGTCTTTTACTTCGGTATTAAGTTTACGGAAGAACTGCACTTCGGATAACATAGTTTCGAGAGATTCTGTATCATCAGCATTCTTAGATAATTTCCTTAATTGATTATTTAAATTAGTATATGTTCGGTTATATATTTTCTTAGCTTCTCTTTCTATCAGTGCAGACTCTTGAGACATATTGTCTTTGCTCATTTTAGAAAGCCTAGAACGTAACACTTCGAATGCTTCCTCCCTCTCCTTATCTACAAAACGAGGCAACTCAGGTTCCTCTAATTCAACCTCATCAGGTTCTTCTGCTTTTGGTTTGTCCTTATCTGCGATAGGCGGCTCAACAACTTCTTCTTCCTTCTTAATCAGAGGTTCATCTATATCTTCTACTTCTTTAGGATTTGTTTCCTGTTTAGATAAAGCTTCGTCAGCTGTTTTAATTTCATTAATAGAGTCGTCAATTAGTTCCTTACTTTGCTTTAAAGTAGCTATTTCTTTCTTGATCTTAAACTGAGTTCTAGCCCTTCCTTTACCCTCCTTCAATCTTTCTTGTAAGTCGTTTATGTCTTTATCTAATCTAGCTTTAGCGTTCTCAGCTGCCTCAGACGCTTTACCCCTCCCCCATTTACCAGTCCTAGACCAAACGGAAAACAAACTATTAAAAGTACCACCAGCTAAACTAGAAAACAAATAGTCATACTCGTCGCGGTCTTTACCATTTAACTGTGCTTCAATTTCTTGACGCATTGCAGATTCAGCTAAACCTAGAGCAGAGCCGCTAACAAAAGTTTTAGCACCGTTTACTAGAGCCTCGCGGCCTTTCCACGCATTAGCTGCCCCGATTCCCGGTCCTAATCTAAAAACCTTATCAGCTGCTTTAGTTACAAGCCCTACACCAAACACAGAGGCCGCAATCATTTCACCTCCAGATACTTTATCTTGTAAACCGTAAGCTTGCCTAATCTTCTGTCCGATGAAATTAGACCCCGCCCATATAGCAGCTTCAGAGGCAGCCAATCCAATAACACCACCTACAGTAGTTGCAGGTTCTGGTGTTAAGATTCCAACAGTAGATATACGCTTTGCGTTGTTTAACCACTGTAAATACTTCTGTGATCTGTGTAGTTTGTGGGTAAGTGCTAAACCTACACCTAACTCAGCACTAACGCCTAATGCAGTTCCAGTTATATGCTGTCCTGTACTTAGTTCTTGTTCTGCTATCTGTCTAGCTTCAAGTACTTCAGGTGCTAATAAAGTGGATTCAGGTATAGTCTCTTGAATAGGTTGAGGTCTATCTGTTTTTTCTAATTGAGAACCAAACTCTTCGCGTTCTTTTACGCTTAACGAACCCTTTAGTTGATCCTTCCATCTTTTGTACTCTTCTTCAGTCATTCAGCAAAGTCTCTTGGCTGCTTGCAAATTTAAACATAGTAGCGTTATCGTAAACACCGAAAGCTTGAAACTCATCTCTTATTTCTTTTTCTACTGGAGTTAAGAGTTCATTTGATAAATCCTTTTTAAGCACTGGGTCCCATTTAACTATTAAGTTTCTAAACTCTTGATCGTCCCCAAAAAGTTTAACATCCATAAAATCCATGTTAGCTTCTTCTAGTAGTTTAGCAGACTCAGGAACATAACCATCAAATCCATGTTTATACAGAGATAACTTTAAATCGTTAGTGTCCCTGTTTTTTAACATAGCTTTCCTGTCTTCATTTATTAACCCGCGATCTATCTTTCCAGTCGTGTATGTTATCTTACCTCTCCTTGTTCGGGCTTTTCTAGTTTTATTTTCTCCTAGAGATTCGTAAAGCATTTCACCCCTTTCCCCTCTCTTGGCTTGATCTTTAGATGGTATTATCTTTTCAATTCTCTCTATCTCTTTATTAGACAATGGTTCTATATCTAGGGAGATACTTTTAGCTTGAACTATACCTTCGTACCTTAGCTTCTCCTCTTGTAATAATTCATCAGCAAATGTTTGAATAGTAGAGTTTCTAGTTTCGTCGTACTGAGGTCCCGATAGTTCCTTAGCTTTAGTACCTAGTTGTTCTTGGATTTTATTAGCAGCTGTCTTTAGGAAATTCCCATAGTCTAGTTCGAAACCATCATCTTCATAGCTCTGATCTACAACCTTCAATAAACTTCCAAGCCTAGAATCTATATCTTTATAAACAGGTTGATCTTTAATATAGTTACCAGCTGTAAGCTCCTCTGACTTAGATTTTAACTCTGGGAACATCTTAACTTGGTTACTATACTTATCCCTTAAAAACTCTGTAGCGTCTACGCCTGTTTTCTTATTATCCTGTTCATATTCTAGGACTATATTATCTCTGTTTTCTTTGGTTAATGGTATAGGGTCAAAGGGAAATTTTAAGGCAGATTCATATCCATCCCTTATATCATCCACATTCTCGTAGTATAAATACTCACCCTCGTCTCCACTTTCATTAGCTAACTCACGCAACCTTTGAATGAATAACTGTATAGGGGAAGCTGTACCATCAAACAAGTTTTCAACCTCTGCGTCTAATTGCTCTGCTGTTAAGTTAGGGTTTAGAGATACAAATGAATCTTTTATTTCTTCTGCGGATATATCAGATAACTGATCTCTTTCCTCTATGTTCTTTATGTTTCCTAAAACACTTACTACTCTATTAGCGAAACGCTTACCTACTTTAGTATCACGCTTCTCGTCTAAACTTAGTAACTTATTATTTAATTTAGATTCTATAGGATTAAGTACAGACTTAGCTTGAGTAGTATTAAAAACAGGTACACCGTTTATTTTAGTAGCTTTTAAAACAGCTAACATCCTACTAGCATCTGTATATCTTTGTTGTGCATATAAATTGTCTACTTCAGTAGCGTAGGCTGATACTAAAACTTTATTCCTATCAGTGTTACTTAACTGCGGTAAGTCTTCAGATAATCGAGCTTCCGTGTTCTCTGCTATTGTTTGAAGGTTAGAAGTATCTAAGGGAATAACACGGCCAGAAGCTGGGTCTACTATAGGTTTAGTCGCTACTGATAATTGTAATCCTAACTCTTGCGTACTGTTATTAAGTATTACTTCGTCTCTAGCTTTCTCGTATTTAAGAGCTAGTTCATTCTTGTAAGGAGATGTAATCATACTCCAAAGAGCTTTACCTGCTGTACTATTAGCTGCACCTTCTCCTACTTGTCCTACTAAAGTTTCCCACTCTGTTGACAACATATCATCAACAGCTTTTCCGTGGTCCGCTTGTGTCTTATAACTCTCAGCATTTACTAAATCAGCAGCTTTCGATTTTAGACTAGGCAACATCGTGTTATTGATGTGTCGTTTTAACAACGCATCTCTGTACGCTCTGTCTCTGTTGGTAGTAGCTAACAAACTGAATCCGTCTACATCTTTCTGTTTCTTTAACTCAGCAGTTATGTTTTGTTCTTCTACTAACTGAGCTTGTTCTAAACCTATTTGTTCTTGTTGCTTCTGTAAACCTCCGTAGCTCTTAGCCGCACCCATGAACGCATTAAGTGTATCAGCTAAATCTAACGCTTTACTTCTAGGTACAGCTACAGCAGCAGCACGACGCTGTCCTACTGAGTATTGACCTAAACCGCCAACTGTTGGTTGTATACCGGGTACTGCTCTTTTCTCAGCCATTATCCTGTTGTTTTAGTTTTAGGAACTGTGGGTTTAGACAAACTACTACCTAGTTGATAACCTTGCAAACCACCAGTAGCCACGCTTAATACATCTTGTATACCTAGGCCTCTAGGACGTATTGGTGTCGATATAGGTTGGTCTATACTGATTAAACGTTGTTGCGAAGCTAGCCCAATATCCTCAAGAGCAAAACCTTTACCGACCCCTATCAATTCTTGTTGTCTACCTAGTGCTTCTCGTGCCGCCCCTAAGTTAGCTAAGTATTCACCCATAACAGCAGTAACAGATTGTCCAGCTACTCCTCTATCTCTAGCTTGCTCTAAACCTACAGCTGCTTGTGTAGCTAATTCTCTCTCACGAGTTTGACGACCGATAGCTTCTTCTTGCTGTGCTTGTTGCATCCGCTCACCTGTCATCTGGCGTAATGCTCTCTGCCGTTCCGCTGCTGCTGCTTGTGCTTGATAACGACGTTGCATCTCATTTTGTTGAAGCTGTGCTTGATACTGTGCTTTGGCTTGTTGCCTAGCACCTATAGCCGACGCACCCGACGATGCTGCTCCTAACGCTAAACCTGCTAATTCAATACTACACATATATCGTTACTTCCTTTCTAGTATGAATGACAGATACCCGTCCAACTGACAATCGTTAAACTCAGCACCTAACCACTTCAACCACCTATAGCTCAACGTGTTACTCTTCATAACAAAGTTAGTGAGGTAATCAAAGCCGTCTAACAATCCCTCCATACGTTCCTTGGAGTGTTTCAAAAAGAACTTCTTAATCGTAGGTAATCTTCTAGTACCTAATAACCAAGCACTACCTATATTAGAACCTTCGATAGGAGCTACACCAAAGGAACAGTACAAGTTATTCATATCGTCCTTTACACTGTAGCATTTACTAGAACTACTATACGACGCATACACAGCATCTCTAGGGTGGTGCATAAGTCCTAGTATCTCTAGCATATCGTCTTCTCGTAAGTCATCATACAAGTCAGCTGCGTCTATATCAAGCTGTGCTTCGTCTATCCTAAGCTCCATATCTTCTACTCCTTGGTATGAACATCGATTCAAACTCAGCACCTAATAACTTAACTGGTAATGCACTATCACTTTTAACTTCGATAGTAGCTTCATTAGGTTGTGCTTGTACAGGAAATCTAAAGTGTCCGTCCTGTGGTGTGAATTGATTAAGTGTCAAGTTAGCTCCTACGATGTCAGGGTTAAAGGCATAGCTATAGGTATCTCTAAACTTAGCAGTTACTTCAACAGTAAAGTGACCAGTGTCTGCATAGTTAATACTACCGTTACGAATAGTTTGATAAGCATAGTCACTAGCACTACGACCTCCTCTTTCTGTAGGTTGCTTCAATGTCTGATCGGAGAACCTGTACAACATATTGTACGGCTTACCTGCGAAGAATGGAGTAGAAGTAAGATCACCTACGACAGTACCAGCAGAAGAAGATGTACGAGTGAACACTACGTTATTACCGGTCTTCGTGTATACTGTTACGTTAGTAGGGTCATAAGGGAAACCACTTATAGTAGTAGTCTTAGCAGCAGCATCATAGCTAGTAGTCAAAGAACTACCGTCCTTCTTACTATCAAGATACAATGTATAGTCTAAGTCTTCGTCAGTCAGTCCATCCTCAAGTGTGAGCTTCTCTAAATGTAAACCGTCTGTGTCTGCTGTTATTAAATGCAAGTTACTGTCGATAAAGTCAAAGCCTCGTACATCACGCTCAAAAGTAAACTTCATCCAAGCACTCTGTACCTTCTCCTTATTACTCCAGAAGTACTTATATACAAACAACGTTTTAGGGTCTGCTGTAGTACTCATAACAATAGTATTCTCAGCTTGTGAGCCTACCATCTTTTGTATGTCAGATGTTATATACTTAGGTATTTGTTGAGTGATCTCTTCTGAGTTAAATGTCTCAGTGTTGTTATCTACAAAGTATTCGTATACTCCTTCAAAGTCATTACGTTTAAATGGGAAGTATATATAGTTACCTAATGCTACTGGTTGTATGCCGTCTGATAGATCGTACTCAGTAACAGGAGATATAGCTACAGTTCTAGGTGATAACACATCTGCTCCACGCAATACAAACTGTGAGCCTTGACTGAATAGCATCAGCTTCTCTTGGAACGGTACAGCGTGTTCTAGTATAGCTACCTTTGTATGACTGAGTCCTACATCTATAACAGCACTATCTAGTAACTGCTGTGTAGTAGTACGAAAGAAGTTAAAGTATTCGTCTGCTTCGGAAAAGATAATGTTGCTGTCTGTAAGTATACCTAAGCGGTTCTTAAAGAAGAAGATGTCTCGTATCTGTTTACCAACGAACGAAGGGAAAGGATTGGTGTTATCGTCTCCTGCTGCTCTAGCTGACCAACCTGACTTATTATTTCTATCAGTAGAACCATAGTAGAATGTACCCAACTTCCAAGTTAGATAACCAACAGTTGCAGTTGTATCTTTTGTCTCGTCTACCTCAGTCCATACATCTTCCCAGTCCGTTCCTACACCCGGCTCCGTATCAGCAGTAGCTCTGTTTTCTACATCTAATCTATAGTATTTACTGTTGTGCTTTACATACAATATATCGTTAGGTGTAGACAATCTAAAGTCTGTTAATGTATTACCGTTGAAGAAAGGTGTAAGAGCTACAGGCATTGTATCAGTTGTTAACAATGTATCTATACCTTCTAACGCACTTGTTTCTGATTCGTCTTGGAAATAACCAACTGTTTCTATCCAACTACCGTCACCAAAGTCAGTCTTATCTTTAGTAGAGAACCGTACATAGTAATCGTCTTGGGCGATGTCTGCATCACCTATTACTTTAACAGGACCAAATCCATTGTAACATTTAATAGGTAACTCTGTAATGTTACTTACTTCTCTGTATACAATGCCTAACGCTTGGTCTGCCAAACCGTCTTCTGCTCGTATATTAAATGGACCTTCTGTACTTGTAAGTTTAATAACAGAACCACCTAAGCTTACTTGAAACCCGCCATCAGTAAACGATACAGTGGTTACTTGAACGGGGTCGGTGCTTACGTTAGTGGATGAGTTAAAGGTAGCGGGAGGTACATAGTAATCTATATCTCCCGTTTTTACTTCCTCCCATCCTCTCCACTTGTTAAATACGTCTTGTGGTTTTTCTCTCCTATACGGTTTGTACTGTAAAGATACAGGATTAGAAGGATTAAAACCACTACCTTTCTTTATGTCTCTAGCAGCTGTTATAACACCTTTAGTTACTATTAATTCAGCTGATGCAGTAGCAGCTCCTGACTGTATGATGTTAACTTGTAGTTTTACTTGGTACTCAGTCTTAACTTTCCTTGTCCTACCGCCCAAGCGAGCATCCGCAGCACTCCTATTAACAGGTTCGTTGGCTTCTACAACATAAGTACCAGTAGAGTGTCCACCTAACCAACCGTCCCCTGTAGCAGATGGTCCCGCATTTATAGTAATGCCAGAGACGCCTGAGTTTGTATTAACTACACTTTCATCTATACAATCATACAAATCTCTAGCTATAAAAGCTGTATCAGCGTGGTTGCCTTTAGGTTCTACATCCGCTGGTCCTGAGATATAAGTAGCAGGTTGGACAGATGTATTTCCGTGGCTTGTACTACTGTAATCGTGATGTTGTCCTTGTAATGCTGTAGCTATAGGTACTAACTTATCATCTACATATATACTGTAAGCCTTCTCATAGTCTCCTAACTTAACAACAATTAAAGCTTCATTAGGTGGAGGTGTAGACTTTTGTTCAGCAGCTTCACTCCTCTGTATAACTCTATTCTTATTAACAAGAAACGTATAGTCAGCTACTGTTAACGCTCGTAGGTCAGATAACGGATTAGCTACACCACCTAACGATGCTTGTCCTCCTAAGCTCAGATAACTGTTAGCTATAGAAGTTACAGCTATGGATACTTGCGTACCGTCTGCTACATTGATAACACCTATACCACCAAGCGATACAGCTACACAATATTTATTCTGCTCAGATCGTTTGACGAAGTGTGTGAATAACTTGTCAGCGTTAGTACTGCTACTGTTTACCTTCTTAGTATATTCAGTAGGAGGTCGTTTAACTAACCCCTCAACAACAGTAGCCCAAGCGTTAATTTGTTCGTCGCACTGACCGGGAAACCGTAAGTTGTCAGGCTGTTGTGATACGCCTTGTGCGAGATTCGGAACACTGTTTACTAACAGAGGCATCTCTTATCTATCTAAAACTCTAAGTACGCTGTAGTGATCAAAGATAGTACGATCAGCATTCTCGGAGTCACTATCAATAGCACGTGCTTTAGCTTCTATCTCATCTCTCAAAGCAAAGCCTTCTATCTCTCTACTGCCTAAGAATCGATTAGCAAAGATACGAGCTGATTTAACTGTTATGTAATGTCGGAACTGTTCAGGCATATCTGTAAAGTCCAACTCAAAAGTAATGGAGGCTTTAACCTCCTTAGTCCATACATCCGTGTGATTCTTCCTGTCGTATAACAAAAGCCCACGCTGTACTGGATCGCTGTCTGTATAAATTTCTGGGTCCAAGTCTACTCTAAGCGTGTTGCTCGGTAAGTTAATCTTAGACGTTGTAGCATCAGGAGAGAGTGGATACTCATGCTCCGTATTAAAGTGCCAGCCCTCTGACTGTATAGCCTTACTGGTTTCGTTGAGGACTGCCTCGGCTTGGACGACTGTTACAGGTACAGCAGTACCACCTAGCGTGTTAACAGGAGCTTCTCCTATTACGCTTATCATTGTGTTTACTGCGTTTAGTTTAGTCGTCAGAGCCATGATAAATTATAAGTATAAAAATACTCAGTGAGGGGAGCGGAACTAATCCAGACCTCCCCAACACCGAGAGAAGAGTTACGCTACAAGTTCGATAGCACACTCAGGACGGAGAACTCCGTGACCCATTGCGTACTTAGCAACGAACAATGTACCTTGACGCTCAATCTGATATTCAGACTCAGTAGCCAAGTCGAGCAACTTAACGGTTCCTACAGCAGCAGAGTGGGAAACAATTCCCAAGCTGTTACGGAAGTCTCCGTTGTATCCTACACCACTGCCACCGAAAACATCATTAGCAGACGATCCGTCTCCAGTAGAAACAGCTGATAAATCAGTTGATGGGATGTGGTTGGATTTCAAGATGCTGATACCAGCGATCTGAGGAATAGAGCCAGAAGCTAAACTTCCTTGGCCTCCAATGTCAGAGTTAATAGCAGAAGTAAGGCTGAAGCTGTTTGAGCTGTCTGCACCTGTTACTAATTTGTAATACTCTTGTGGGCGAAGAACGCAGAAACGACCGTCACTAGGAACGTCATTCTCGTCAAGCTTCTGAGCAGCAGTAAAGAAAGCAGCTACGAGGTCAGCACCAGTAGTAGCAGCAACAGTACCCGGAGTATCAGGAGCTGAGAAGTCGTTGTTAGCTACGTCAAGCTGTCCACCTGAAGTTCCGACTTGAGTCAAGTTAGCGGAATCACGAGCAGCAGCACAGAATACTTTAGCTAAAGCAATATCGAAACGTTTAGCAAGAGCCTTACCCAACTCGTTAGCGTAGACGCTGCGGATGTCGTAGTGGTTCTTTACGTCGTCGATGTTAGACAAGAAAGTAGAAGCAACAAGCATCTTATCGATGGTGATGATCTTTTCAGTCTTAGCAATATCGCTCAAGTAACTGTTACCTCCGTCAGCAATGTTCTCGCCGGGAGTGTGGTAGTTAGCTGAAGCAATGCCAGTTACAGGGAACTGTGCAGACTTACCGCTTTCGATTGTTCTGATTGTGTGTAGAGGTTTGAATACGTTAGACTCGTCAAAGGTTTGCAAAATCTCTCCAGAAAACTTCTTGAGAAACAAAGCATCGTTGTCGGAACCGCCTTCAATAAGACCTACACGTGATGGGGATGTATTTCCATTTGCCATAATATATGATCTCCTATGTTAATTATTTGTGAATGTTTGTGTTATTTGATTACCGTTTGACTTTCACTTCTTTCGTCTTCACAGGATTGTCCGCCGCAGCGGGTCGAGGGACTAGTTGTTGCTAGTTGTCGATTAAATTTATCTATTAGTAAACAGGAAAAATGCTTGACTGTCAACCTCTTCGACCACTTGGACCAAAGTAAAAGCCTAAGATACAAGGCAATATTACCGTACATCCCATAAGGCTGATGTGTCCAGAAGAGATGGTGATCGGTGTTTGGTGAGCTTGAAAACTGATGAGTCCGAAGAGGAACTCGTTGACACCTTCTCCGTCTGCGTTTGTAAAGGTAACGATTTCTGCTTGGGGATAGATGGTGCAGAGGACGATACAACTACAGAGCGTAGACACCCCGATAACAGCAAGAATACGACGAGTAAAAGAAACAAACTCACCAGTACCTCCTTTAGCGATTTCAGCTTGTAGTCGAAGGAAATTATCAGACGCACGGCTCTCTCTCGCCATTTCAAGATCGTGCTTATTTTGTTTTGCTTCAAAGACATATCCGAATACGCCTTTAAGAATCGCCCCCATAGCAGTGCTACCACCGCCCGTAATAAATAACATAAGTAATTCACCCATCTCACTGTAGCTCCTTGTATCGTAGGCTGTCTAGTAGTTCTTCATGTTTACCTACTTGCTTCTCCATGAACATCAAACGCATATCTTGAGTAGCATCAGCTGGTAAAGCTCCAAGCTCTCCTCTAGGCCACTTTATCCTGAACTCCGCGTTAAGTTCTACATCATGTTTAAGTCTTAGTATCTCTAAGTCTAACGCATTAAGCTTGTTCCATAGGACACTATAACCCCACACAGCTGTACCTACTATAGCTATTACTTTAGCAACGAAGGCTATGTTAGCTTTAACCTGTGTGTTTTCGTTTAACTCTTTCATTACAGTCATCATAACAAAAAACCCCTAGCGTCAGCAAACCAATAACCAACGCTAGGGGAACTCTACCTATAACATGAATGAACAACTAAATACTACTTACTTGTAAACGCCTGTCAATCTCTTCGTGATAAGCTTTGTCACCGCTCTTATATCGTGGGTCTGATTGAGCACGAGCAAGCTCTTGCATAGAACGAAAAGGCATAGTAGATACACCATTGACTCCTCCTTGTGTAAGCTTTGGCTTTGCTCCTACATCATTTTGATAGCGAGCGTAAAGACCTTGGACTGCTAACTTAGCTTGCGAAACTGTACCACCTGTGACAGCCTCATCAAAAGCATCGACTTCTTCTTGTGGTAGATTCTCGTTCGCCCACTCAGCCATCGCTTCGTAGTTCCCTTGAGCCACGCTTTTGATTTGTCCTTCTTCAGATTGTTGTAAAGCTTGCTGACCAGCGGCGTAGCTATCTACTAAGTCTCTAGGTAGTCCAGCTTTCTCTAAAGTGTTATAAGTTTCCTCACTAAGTTGACCGTCGTTTTCAAAGAACTCTTTACTTGCTTCCGCCACCGCTTGGTATGCTTCACTAGTATTCTCTTCAGTTTGTTCCGTTTCGTTCTCAGCTTTCTCTTCAACTTGTTCAGGTTCTTCCGAAGCTTCTTCAGGACTTTGTCCAAGTTTCTTTTCCAACTCGGAGTACGCTTTCGACATATCCTCTGGACTCTTGAACTTTTCGGGGAGCCATTCCGGGCGGTCGCTTTGCTCTTGCGATAGTTCTTCGCTCTCGGCGTTGGTTTCTTCTTCGGGTTCGATTTCGCTTGGTGCTTTCTCATTTATCTCTACTCGGTGTAATTCAGCCATTGTTTGTTATTCCTCTTGAGGTGGTTCTTGTTGTTGTGCCATGTACTGCTCTTGTGCAGCATTGATAGCAGGTGCTACAGCAGGTCCGCCTAACTTCATCATCATCTCTTGTTGTTGAGCTTGCTGCATAGCTTGTTGAATTTCTTCTTCCGTCTTAATTAGTCCTTCAGTCTCTATACCTAGAGCAGTAGCACGACGTTTAAAGTAATCACTAACGTTTAAGTATTGAGTTACAGCTTGTGGTCCTACTACTTGGTTAGCTCCAGCAAGGAACATATCTAATCTATTAAGATCGTTACCTCTACCTAGTGCTTCAACACCAGTAACAATAGTAGGCTTAACAATATCTTTAGGT